ATGTCTTAAAGGAACAGCACCCAAGTATGCCGATTAATCAAGATCGACAAACTCGTGTAACTTTTGGTGGTACAAAGAAATAGCATTTTGATATTTCAACCACTGATTTAACAACTAAACCTTTAAGGAGGATAAACATATGGCAAATATAGACGCCGCAATGGGTTTGAATCCAGTTGGAAAAATCGGAAGTGGACCGCCTCAAAAAATGAACGAATATAAAATTGCATCTAACGAAGCTAATGCAATTTTCCAAGGTGACATGGTACAACCAGACTCTGGTAACATCCAGCAAGCTGGAACAGGTACTACTAACATTGGTGTTTTTTGGGGATGTAAATTTGACGACGCGACAACTAACAAACCTACTTTTAAAAACCAATCTGTAGCAGGCGGAAACGGCGCTGTAGCAGACGCATTTGTATACGATGATCCATACCAAGTATTTGAAGTACAAGGTGATGGTGCATCTGCACAAACTGACGTAATGCAAACAGCAGACGTAGTCGTAGGCACAGGCTCAACAACAACAGGTGTAAGTGCAATGGAATTAGATTCAAGTGATATTGGAACTGGTGCTAACTTAATGATCATCGGCTTTTCTGGAAAAGAAGGCAGATCTGAAGTTGGTTCAGCTAATATTGTTTATAATGTTCTAATTAACGAGCACTTGTACGCATAATAGCAGGAGGACATAAATAATGGCTATATCAAGACAACAACTAGCTAAAGAGCTAGAGCCAGGTCTGAATGCATTATTCGGACTTGAGTATAAAAACTACGAAAACCAACACGCAGAAATCTTTGATACAGAAAATTCTGATCGAGCATTCGAAGAAGAAGTAATGTTATCTGGATTCGACAAAGCTGCAGTTAAAGCTGAAGGCGCTGGTGTAACTTATGACAACGCGCAAGAAACTTTCACAGCAAGATATCAACACGAAACAGTGGCTCTTGCTTTCGCAATTACTGAGGAAGCAATTGAAGATAACTTGTATGACAAGATTTCTACTCGTTACACAAAAGCACTAGCACGTTCTATGGCTCAAACTAAGCAACTTAAAGCCGCTGCAATTCTGGACAACGCGTTCACTGCAGGCGCATCAGCGGGAGGGGACGGTGTAGCACTTCTAGACCAATCTCACCCTACGATCGCAGGTACTTTCAGAAACGAGTTAGCAACAGCTGCTGACTTATCTGAAACATCTCTAGAGCAGTCAATCATTGACATTGCTGCACTAACAGATGAGAGAGGCTTAAAAATCGCTGCTCGTGGAATGAAATTAATCATTCACCCAGGACAGCAATTTGTAGCTGAGCGAATCATGAAATCTGCTAATAGAGTTGGAACTGCTGATAACGATATTAACGCTTTATCAAGCATGGGAATGATACCACAAGGATACGTGGTAAATAACTTCCTTGCTGATAACGAAGCGTTCTATATCAAAACAGACGTTCCTAACGGCTTAAAGCACATGGTTAGAGCACCAATCAAAACTGCCCTAGAGGGTGATTTTGAAACTGGTAACGTTAGATATAAAGCTAGGGAAAGATACAGCTTCGGCTTCTCTGATCCTAGAGGTCTATTCGGATCACCAGGTGTATAATCATTAAGGTTATAAACCATTCTAAGGGGCGCTTCGGCGCCCCTTTTTATTTGCAATCATTAAATTAAAAGCGTATATTCAAAGAAACACAGACTTGACCAGACGGCCTCGCGACTGTGTTAATTAATAGGAGGAATATAAAAATGGGTACAACTACATTTTCGGGTCCAGTAAAAGCTGGATCAATAAGAGAAGGAGCAAGTAAAAATACTGGTTCCGTCTTAATGGCTCAATCAGCAGTGATCGATATTATCGGTGCAACTGCTACAACAACTATAGGAATCATACCTGCAAATTCACAAATCGTTGACGTTGTGTTAAATGTTACAACTGTTTCTAATGATGGTGGAACTGCTACTGTTCAGGTTGGACACGCAGGCGATACAGACGAGTATCTACCAGCAACTAACGTAAAAGCTTTAGCAACTACTAGAGGTACAATTCAAACTGACGGTACAGACATCGGCACATCTGATCAAACTGTAACTGCTACATTTACAGCAGCTAATGGTGATGGTACTACAGGTGCAGCTACTGTTACTGTTCTGTACATACAGAATAACAACTTAAGCTAATAAGTAATTAATGCGGGGCTTCGGCCCCGCTAATTTAGGAGGAAATATTATGGCAGGTGGAGGATCATTCACATCAGACCAGAGAACAGCTCACAGAACGGCTGATGGACAGTTAGTTACTGGCCCTTGTAGAGTTACATCTATTCAGGCAGAAGGCGTAGCAAATGCAGCTGTTGTATTGTATGACAATACTTCTGCAGCAGGAACAGCTCATACTTTTAAATTTGGCACAGAAGGACTAAGTGTTTTTATTCCTGGAAGTGGTATAAGATTTAAGACAGGTTGTTTTTTAGATTTAACAGCTACTCCAGGCGTTACTGTAACATTTAACTAGGGGGTTAAATGACAACATCGGGTACAACTAGATCGGAAGCTATTTTTCCAATCGATGATATTGTTAAAGAAGCTTACAATCGAGTAGGTTTAGACTCTGTTTCTGGATATCAACTTAGATCAGCCAGACGTTCTCTAGACATCATGTTTATGGAATGGGCTAACAGAGGCTTACACTATTGGGAGATTGAAAAAACAAACCTAGATTTAGTTGAAGGTCAAGCAGAATATAAATTTTTTAGAGACTCTGCTGATGGAACAAGTGCAACAACTTCTCCTACTAACGGGATATATGGTGTTGATGACGTTCTTGAAGCTGCATATAGAACAGGCAAAGGAACAACAAGTCAAAGTGACTCTGCTCTTACAAAGATAAATAGATCAACTTATTCTGGACTGTCAAACAAACTTACAAAGGGGCAACCAACACAATACTACGTACAAAGGTTTATAGATAATGTAATGATTACACTTTATCCTACACCTGATGCTACAGCTGCTGGTAATGATATATCTTTGTATTTTGTAAAAAGAATTCAGGATGGAGGTTTACCAACAAACGTTGTTGATGTTCCTTATCGATTTGTACCTTGTATGGTTTCAGGACTTGCTTACTATCTAAGTCAAAAAGTAAAACCAGAAATGGTGCAACAAATGAAATTATTATATGAAGATGAACTACAAAGAGCTTTAACAGAAGATGGTTCTTCTTCAAGCACTTTTATAACACCACAGGCTTATTACCCAAATGTCTAATTTTGCATCAGGAAGTAAATCAAAAGCGATATCAGATAGAAGTGGTATGGCTTTTCCTTATCGTGAGATGAGAAAAGAATGGAACGGTCATTTAGTTCACGTTTCAGAATACGAAGAAAAGCATCCACAGTTAGAACCAAAAGTACAAAAAGGTGACGCACAAGGATTACAAAACGCAAGACCGGATAGAGTAGAAAACACAGTAGCAAACATGTTGACCTTAAATCCTTTTACAACCGCTGGATCAGGTTCAAGAGTTATAACTGTAATAGAATCAAGTCACGGTCGAGCTACTAGTGATGTAGTGAGATTTAGAAACGCGATAGGTTTTGATGGTATTACATCAACAAACATTAACAAAGCTGCTGGATACTCTATTACAAAAGTTAATGATGACAGCTATACTTTTACAGTAGATACTGATACAGCAGTAGTAGGAAATAAAATAGGAGGGGGTGGACTTGCTTCAGCGGGTCCTGTAACATTAACACCATGACAACTTATGCAGAACTAGTAACACAAATTAGAGACTATGCAGAAACCGATGATCAGGTTCTGACTACGACTATTATCAATGATATTATTGAACATGCTGAAAATAGAATATTTAGAGACATAGAGCTAGATTGTTTCAAAACATATATCAATGGTAATACAGCATCTGGCAATAGATTTGTAACCCTACCCGGTCAAACCACTGCAGCTACAACACCTACAATTAACGATATTACCACTATAAGATATGTCACATTGTACACAGATTCAGGGACAAAAGAGAGGTTTAAACTG